TGACAAAGTATATGGAAAAGCGATGTACGAATTGTGGAAGAGAAACTGGTCAATGTCTGGAGCGAACGGAAGTAACACATTGATGCTTACTTACCAAAACTTATTTACATACGGATGGGCAGCGTGGAGAGTTTACCCAAGACGAGTTCAAGTTAAAAGAAATGGAGTTGATAAGATTCTATTTGATGATGTGTACCGAGAACCTCTGGAGTGTACACGAACATGGCTTGGAATCGGATTTAACAATGGGGACATTTGGTCTCAAACAGAAGTGTATTACGAGAAGGATATGCAGAAAGACTTGTTCTATGACATGTACCCTGAAGCGAAGAGTCCAAAGAATCGGAAGAAATTGGAATACTGTTCGGTGTCTGAAGAAGCAAAAGATGAAGATTCAGAAAAGGCTCGAACAAGTGTGACAATTGGTTACTACGAAAACGTACTTCTTAATAGATACATCGTGGTTTGTGGGAAAATGGTTATTTACGATGGGGAACTTCCTAATGATGGGTCCCACGGTTCTGTTGTTGTTGCACGATGTTTCCAAAAAGATTTGAACGACCCTCACGGAGTTGGACTATACGAAATGATGAGAGGAAACACAGCAATCTATTCTTACATCAACTCTCTGAATGGTCAGCAAGTTGAAGCTGAAATCTTTCCTCTATTATTTGGAACTCAAATTCAGAACGGCTCTAATACATACAAGCGAGGTCCGAACATTGTTAATCCAAAGAATCCAGGAACTGATATTGATGTGGTTAAAACATCTGGAAATGTTCAGCAAGGAATCATGTTCGCTGATAAACAGAAGCAAAACATCGAAGAGAACACCGGAGTGAACAACATTGTTGCAGGTACTCAATCTGAAAACACACTTGGTTCAACAGTAATTATGAAGGAAGCAGCGTACAACCGATTGACTCCACCGAAGAACTCTGTTGTTACAGGTCTTGAGCTTGATGCACACATTGCAAACACTTGGATGACTCAAATCTACCCAGTGGATAAAATCTTTATGATTGATTCGGAAGACCAGCTTGCAGAATTCGCAAAGCAAAACCCGGACTACTTTGTTGAGTCTCAAGAAATTCTTGATGACAACGGTATCCCAATCGGAATGGTTGCTGCAGCTTCTCAAAACCTACGACTGAATTTCGATTTCTCAAAAGAAGGAAAAGTTATGGAGAATGTTGATACACGACAAATTTCAGCGAAGGGTCTATTTGACGAAATGAAAAAAGCTGGTCATAAATCAGACTACATTGAATTCATCATTGACCCAGATTCTATGCTTCTTCCATCTCTTGAGATTCAAAAGCAAACTTACATGGCATTGTTCCCAGTGATTACAAATCAGATTACCCTGATTTACTCAATGAGGAATCAGGACCCAGAAGCTGCAGCTTCTCAATTGATGGCACTAGAAAAGATGCTTGATATTCAGCACGGAGACATTTTCGATTACATTTCAAAAGCTGATTACGATGCAATCATGGCTCTGGAACCTTCAGATAAACAGAAGCAAATGCAACAGGAACAGATGGAACAAGAGGCAAAAAATACTGCGATGCAAAGCATGGCTGGAGGACCAGGAGGAGGAGGGGAATCTATGCCAATGGGACAACAAATGGCTGGAGATAGTTCGGACCCAATGCAGCCGCAGAATCCAAACGAGGTTCCAAGACCTCAATCTCCAATGGGAAGTGCCATTGATGCAAGCGTAGGAAGAGCAGCTAATCAACAAGGATAATTATGGGAATATCAAATCTTTACAATTCAGTGAAAGGTGGAGTAAAGAAGATGACAGGTTCTTTATCTGATTTTTTCAGTGGGAAAGAAACCTATATAAATCCTAGTTACGAGAAACCTCAAGCTCCAACTCTTCGACCAACACAGCCAAAAGTCGAAACACCTCAAGCTCCTCAAGCGTATGAACTTGCAAATAGGCAAGCTCAATTTACAGACGAGGACTTCAACAAAATCAGACCTCTCATTTATGGAGAGGTAAGTAATAGAGGGTTCGATAAGAAAAATCTTGAGGCTGATGTAATTCTAAATACTGCAATCAACAGACAGAAAGAATATAGAGACCATGGTCAAGATATGAGCATTTCTGAAATCCTAGCAATGCCAAATCAGTACCAAGCATATGAAGGGGACCAGTATAAAAATTACTTCAATCCTCAAAATCCAATAGAGGTCGAAAAGAAGAGAGAGGTCGATTCAATAGTCGATAGAATCGCTGATAAAATTAGAAGAGGAGAGTATGTCGATAATACTGAAGGGGCATTTTATTATGTTCATGCAGACGACAATACAATCAAATACGATAACTTACGAAAACTATTCGCAGAATAATATGTCAAACGAACAAAGTTTAAAACAAAAGAAAATTGCTTTGGCACAGAGTGACCACGCACCAATCATTATTGAGTTGATGAAGGATTGTATGGATGAAGTGCCAGGGTTGATAGCAGATTCCCAATGGAAAACAAGCGTAAATGCAATACGACTTGATGTTCAAGGGAAAATGCTAACAACGATGGTCGACCACCTGGAAGGAATTCGTGCAGGTGCATTACACGATAAACCAGAAAAAAATGGCAAATAAACCAGTAGAGTTAAAAAAGAAAGATTTCACGATTCAAGTAGGATATTCTAAAGATGCAATAAAAAATAAGATGATGAAATTCATTTCCAAAAGTGGAGATGAGTTTGAAATCAGTGCCGAAGAAATGTCTTCAATATTAGTTAGTCAGGTTAATTCGAATACGCTCGAGGCTACATTCGTAGAATCTGATAGAATTAATGTTGTGGAAGTGGGTAGACAATTAGAATGTGTTCTTGAAGAGGACATGAAAAAAGGTCAGAAGATAAGAATGAACTACACACATCCATACCCAGTCGAGTTCGCTCTAATTGAAGAAGCTTACAAAATTGCGAAGATAGATGAGAGTATTCCTCGGATTACAATTACCAAGGAATACCTAGATGATGTAAGAGCCAAAATTAAACCCGAGATGCGGGAATATAGTGAAAGCTTTTACAAATCGTTTAAAAATATTAAAAAATAATTAACCATCGTCACCACCCACGATACGGGTAGGATAAAATTATGGCAAAAACAAAAAAAACGGAAGGAAAAAAGAAAGCTGAAAAAGTTTTAGAAACAAAATCTGACGCTCCTATCGAAGAGCTAAAGAATATATCAGCTGATTTAAAAAATACCAAAGGAGAAGATGTTGAAGACGAGGACTATTTCTTTGGAGGAATTGTCCCACCTGGTTTCAAACATACTTGTGGAAACCCTGTCGACCGAGAAGATTTATTGGAAGTATTTAACAAGGTGTTTAAACCATCGGACAATATTCTGTTTTACAAACAGAGTGATAAAGAAGTTTATCTAATCATTGTACCAATCAAGTTTTCAGCATCCATCGGAGAACATAACAACTCAATTACTGGAGACTTTCAGAAACACGCAATCTCATTTCTTAGTGAAGGGTCTGTCAATGCAGATGCACTACAATCGAGATTAGAGAGAATTAACAACCCGAAATTCATCAAATACTCTGACAGATAAATTGCAATTACGAATTAAACATTATACAATTTAATTAACCATCGTCACCACCCACGATACGGGTAGGATAAAAATATGGAACCTGAAAAAACAGATGAAAAAGTGATAAATCCCGAAGAGGTTGATGAAACAGAGCTTGATAAAGCCCTTGAAGATTCAATTAACTCGGTAAAAGCTGGAAATGAACTTTCTCCACAAAAAGAGGAGGTCAAGACCGAAGAGCCAAAAGAAGAAACTCCTGAAACTCCAGAGGAAACTCCGGAAGAAAAAGAAGAAGAACCTGAAGCTCCAGAGTCGGAGGACCCCAGCACCCCTCCAGTTGATGAAGAAAAACCTGAAGGATATGACTTTCGTATTCCAAATAAAGGAAAATTTGAATCAGACGAATCTTACGAGAAGCGTATTGAACTAATGGACCTAGTGAAGAAGCGAAAGCTTGCTCATTCAGATGAACAACGTCAACAAATATCAGAGGAGATTAAAACAACCAAGGGACAACTCAAGTCTCTTAACGGCTCTGATAGACTTATCAACCCACTCAATGAAAAGAGTGAAGTAGGTAAAGAAAGTCAAGAAGAAGAGGAGGATGAAAGCATAAAAGCTGATAAAGAGCGATTGAAACAATTGGGAGGAGCTACCAAAGAAGACATTCAAGAAATGCTTCAAAGGGAAAGACTCGCTAATGAAGTCAAAAGCACCCTCAACACATTCGTTGGTAGACACAAAGAGCTTGGAGATGTTGATGCACGAGAAGTATTCTTCGATTTCGTTGATTCAAACTACAATTGGCAAAACAAGAGTGGTAAAGAATTAATGACAGTCCTAGAACTCGCTCGAGAAAGCATGTTCAAGCCTGATGAAACTATCACAGAGCGAATGTTGAAAGGAGCAGGAGTCCAAGAAAAAGTTAATGCAATGCAATTCCCTGGAGGAACCGTTGCAAAAAACAATTATTCTCCGGAGATGAAATCATCAATGGAAGAACTTATGGCGACTGGATTGTCAGAAGAAAAAGCTCTCGAACTTCTCTCTGAAGACGAGTAATTGCCTACGTTAATCTAAACGTAAAAATTATGGCAAGCGTAAAACAAGCTACTATAAAGAATACACGTCAGTTAGCAGAAACTAACAAAGCAACTGGAACAGCAACAACTCTAGGAGAAATCCTAGCAATGACTGCTGGACTAGCTGTACCAGCAGACAGTGGAACTGTCCGAGCTGACTTGTTAGGTGTTTGTAATGAAACTATTGCAATCGCTGATGCGAAACTTCGGGTTTCTTATATCGTACCTTCTGATGAAGATACATTTATCTTCACAACAACCAACAACTCTGATGCTGACCACAATGGTCAAGCTATGGTTCTTGGTGCAGATTCAACTACTGTGAACAACACAGGAACTACCAGTGCAACTGGTATCGTACAACAGGTCGAACCTTATGGAGCAGCAGCTGATAAATTAATTATCGGTCGTTTCTTGACATTATAATCAATTACTCGAATTAACTATTAAAAATTATTATGGTTGGAACAATTAATGATTATGCAGTCATTGTAAACAATGTGTTAAAGCACATTGCACCAAAGGTCTCACCTACAGTGAAGTCAGAATATCTTGACTTCATGCACAAGGTAAGCAACAGCGAACGAATTTATTCAGACGTTGGTGTTACAGGTCTTGGTATGGCTGAAATAATCCCAGACGGAGGAATCGGAGCATCTGATGCCCCAATTCAAGGTTACTCAAAGAATTACACGCAAATGCACTTTACAAAGAAAGTACGTTTGACATTCCAAAGTAATTTCTTCCTATTTGAATCAGCAGCAGCAAAAATCAAAGGCTCTGTTAAATCAAAAGTATTGGAAGGAAAAAATGCTATTGAGCACGCAAAGAACTATCTTGCACAGTCTCTTCTAGCACAAGGTTTTACAACTTCATTCACTTGGACTCCTATCAACGGTGTAGGAACTCCTCAACCAATTTCAACAATTGGAGCGGATGCAGTTGAATATTGGTCACAAGCTCACCCTCGAGAAGATGGAGGTGCAGCTTGGTCTAATGTTATTGTGGATGGAGCAACAGCTTCACCACAGTTCACTTATTCAGCTTTACTTGCAGCCCGAAGGCTTCAATCTGTAAAGAAAGACGGTCGTGGGATGCCACTTATCTCTGACCTAGACACTCTAGTTTGTCGAAGAGGTTCAACTACTGCTCAATTTGCTAAGACTATCAAAGGCACAATTGATAAAGGACTTGCTCCACAACAAACTAACTTGTTTAACAACGCTCCAGCTACGGACACATTTAAGGTGATTGAACTATCACCATATGAGAACCTAGCAATGGATGGTCTTATGTGGGGAATGATGGACTCAAAGATGATGAACGCAGATTACGGATTCCTATACATCGAAGCTCTTCCAACAAGAGCGGAACCAGCAGTCATTGACTTGCTAGGAAACCAAGATTTGGTTCTAAACTTCAACTCACTTGCAGTTATGGGTGCTTCTGACCTTCGAGGTTGGATGTGGTCTGACGGTGACGGGTCAACAGTTTAAGTTAATCTATCTTTCAAATGCCCTTTCGGGCATTTGGGTGGGTAGGGTAACTACTCTTTATTAATTTAATATAAACAAAAATGATTCAAGACGCACATGCGAGAAAAATATCAATCCCCGTTTCAGCAGCAGCTGGAGACACGACCGTTGTTGCCGCAGTACCAGGTGCATGGATTTATATTCACGAACTGATTGGTGATTTGTCTGCAGCGGGAACTCTGGTTATAAAATCAGGTTCAACAAGTCTCGGAAGTTTCGAACTTGCTGATGGTCAAGGTCTTACTTTGCAAGACCAACCTGGAAACGATAATGTTCCACGTTTTTACATCAAGCCAGGAGAGAACTTCGTTCTAACAACAACCGGAGGAACATTCAAAGGAAGTTGTAATTATTCCCTAAGATACTAAACATATGGAACCAGAAATTAATCCAGAACAAAAAGCACATTTGAATAGTTGGGCTGGTCAAAGAGACGCTATTCTCTTAGAGATTTCTGGTCTCAAAACTGACAAGGCAGATTTACAAAAGGTCAACATTGAACTTTTGAATTCTAATAAAGATGTTGAAGACAGGATGAATGTTGTGAAGGGAAGAATTGAAGAACTTCAGATTAAAGAAAAAGAGTTACCCGAAAAAATACTAAAAGAGATTGCTTCTCTACAATCTCAAAAGTCGACACTCGAAGCTGAAATTCCACTACTAAAAGGAACTATAAAAATACTATCTGAACACAAAGATTCTCTTGAAAAAGAGGTGGCTTCAGAGTTGAAAACTTTTGAATCAATAAAAGGAAATGCCTTGTCGTTAGAGAAGGTTGTTTCACATGTAACAGAAGTTAGTGAGGCAAATGAAAAAAGGATAACCTCTATATCAGAAAATCTGATAGAGAATCTTGAAAAAATTGTAGAAGTGAACAAAAAGAATGTAGAAGAGACAAATTACGTTCTTGATAAATTACCTAAGATGATGGTCGACCTTCAAAGGAGAGGATTAATAAGTAGAGTAACCAAATAAAACATGGGATATCTTTCAACATCACCAGGAGACCCATTCAACTTAGGATGGTTTGCAACAGAAGCAGCTCTTAATGCGGCTTATCCAACAGGAGCTGATGGATATTTTGCTATGGTAGGAACAACTGATTCTATATGGGTATGGGATTCTGATACATCAGCGTGGATTGATTCAACAGCATCAGGAGCAGTTGGACCAACTGGTCCTACTGGATACACAGGTTACACAGGACCTACTGGAGCACCTTCAACAGTTACTGGACCAACAGGGTGGACTGGACCAACAGGATGGACTGGAACTCAAGGAGATATAGGACCTACTGGATACACAGGATGGACTGGAGCACCTTCAACAGTTACTGGACCAACAGGGTGGACTGGACCTATAGGACCAACAGGATATACAGGAGTTGCGGGGGGGTCAGCTAGCTGGCAAGGTGCTTGGGTAACAGCAACAGGATATTCGAAAGATGATTTAGTTGAGAACAATGGCTCAATGTATATTTGTACTGTGGACCACACTTCAGGGGCTTCAACAGAACCAGGAGTAGGAGGTTCATGGGGGACAGTTTGGGGATTGTCAGCTTCAGCAGGAGATACAGGACCAACAGGTTACACAGGATGGACTGGACCACAAGGTAACCAAGGACCTACTGGATATACAGGATGGACTGGACCACAAGGAGATATTGGACCTACTGGTTACACAGGATGGACTGGAGCATCTTCAACAGTTACCGGACCAACAGGTTACACAGGATGGACTGGACCTCAAGGGGATATTGGACCAACAGGATATACAGGATGGACTGGACCTCAAGGAGATATTGGACCAACAGGATATACAGGATATACAGGATACACTGGTGCACCTTCAACCGTTACTGGACCAACTGGTCCTACTGGATATACAGGATACACTGGACCTACAGGACCAGAATCTGTAACACCGTCAAATTCTATAACCTTCACAAATAAGAGAAACCAACCAAGAACATCATCATCTACAACAGCTTCAACCCTAACTCCTAGTTTAGCGACTGCAAATGTGTTCTATAGAACAACACAAACAGAAACACTAACTATTGGCGCACCAATAGGAACTCCAGTAATAGGAGAAACTATAGCTATTTATGTAGATAGTGCAGGGGCAGAAACATTAACAATCCATGCTACTTATAAAGTATTTGGTGCAGCATTTCCAGCAACATCAACAGCAGGTAAAACATTTATGTTAGTAGCGCAGAATAACGGTACAGACTGGTTATCAACATGGAGTAACGCAGTATAAAATATATGTCAACAATAAAACTATTGGTAGTAGGAGGAGGAGGTGGAGGAGGGCAAGGTCGAGGTGACGGTAATAATGGAGGAGGAGGAGGAGGGGCAGGAGGGTATCGTGCAAATACTTCTTTTTCAGTTACTCCCCAATCTTATTCTGTCACTGTCGGAGCTGGAGGAGGAAACAATTCAGGGGGTTCAAGTTCAATCTTTGACACAATAACTTCTGCGGGAGGTGGTAAAGGTGGGTATAATTCAAGTGACACTATTAGTAGTGGTAACAGTGGAGGTTCTGGAGGTTCTGGAGGAGGAGGAAGTTTTCTACTTAACTTAGGAGGGGCTGGAAATACACCCTCAACATCTCCTTCACAAGGTAATAGTGGAGGAAATGGACAAGCCTCTGCTGGTAGAGCTGGTGGTGGTGGTGGAGCAAGTGAAGCAGGAACAGATGGAAGTGCCGCATCTTCTGGAGGGCTCGGAGGAGACGGAATAGCAAACTCTATTTCTGGTTCTTCTGTTACTTACGCAGGAGGAGGTGGAGGAGGAGCTAATAATAGTGGTGGTCTTGGAGGAGCTGGTGGAGGAGGAGACGGAGGTCTAAATGGAGGAAGGGCTGCTTCAGCTGGTACTCCTAATACTGGAGGAGGAGGAGGGGGAGAAGAGGGGTCGAATAGTCCTGGAGCTTCTGGGGGGTCTGGTATTGTCATAATTTCTTTTGCCACAGACGGCTCAGACGGTATATCTACAGACTCAACAGGTGGAACAATTACTACATCAGGAGGAAATACAATCCACACATTTACATCAAGTGGGACTTGGACTGCTGTAGGAACTTCTACTGCATCATCAGCACCAGACTTAAGACTAGCTTTTATATAATATGGATAAAGACGAACAAGAAAAAAAAGAATACAGAATGCAACAAGACCAGCAAAAAAACATTGAGCTGCGACTGTCTCTAATTGAGCAGAGTATCCAAACCTTTACCACTCAATACAACCTTGACATGAAAGCTCTCAAGGATATCTTAGATGTTCTTACAAAAAACTATATGCCACGACAAGACATTCACCAAAGATTTGAAGACATGCAACACCAACTAGATAAAAGATATGAGGGTGTAACAGATAGACTAAAAGAAAAAGCTAACAAAGATGAGTTTAAAGAACTAAAAACTAATATTGAAGAGCATGTTGCAAGTGGTAATATTAAGTGGGGAGGAGTGTTACAATCAATAATGACAACCATATTAACAGGGGCGGTTATTGGAGGATTCTTATATTTTAATTTTAAATAATATGCAAAAACCAAAGTTCAGCGTAGCTCTAATAGCAAAAAATGAAGAGGAAACACTTCCTCGGATGATTGAATCGCTGAAAGAGTTCAAAGAACGAGGTGGGGACATATGGGTTTTAGATACTGGTTCAACAGACAAAACAGCGGATATTGCAAAATCACTAGGGTGTAATGTTGTTTCTGTAGGAGATAAATTTCGAATAAATATAGATGAAGACTTAGCCAATAAAATAAATCAAAAGTTTATTGTGGAAGGAGAAGCCCCGGTTGTGAACGCAGGAGAATCTTTATTTGATTTTGCTTCAGCAAGAAACCACATCTCAGAATTCACAGAATGTGACATGGTAGCTACTCCAGACTGCGATGAAATTTACACACAGTTTGATATTGACCGAATTGATGACATCATTAATAAAGGGTTCGAACAGCTTGAATATGAGTTTGTTTTCTCACACGACCCCTTTGGAAACCCAGTTATTAAATTCAAACATTGTAAGTTTTATGACAGAAGAAAATTAAAGTGGCAGGGAGTTATTCACGAAGTTTTAGTTGGGGAAGCCAAGAAAACATATCTCACTGAAGATATTATTAAGCTTGAACACTATCAAAATGAAAAAACCAACAGAACAGGTTATCTTAAAGGTCTTGCTCTTGATTGCTATAATAATCCTACTAACGATAGGAATTCTCACTATTTTGCTCGGGAAATGTTGTATCTAGGAAGATACCATTCAGCAATAAAAGAATTCAAGAATCACATATCAATGAACAAATGGGCAACTGAAGCTTCCCAGTCTATGTTGCATATTGGAGACTGCTATAAGTTCCTTGGGGACCACGACAATATGGCTCTTTGGTATGCAAAATCTATTGAGAAAGAAGCAAGGAGAGAACCATTCATGAAGCTGGCGGAACATTATTTTGAAAAACAAATGCACCATCAAGTTATTGCATATTGTGAAGCAGCTCTTTCAATTATACAACTTCCCTTCTATTCAAATCACCAACCTTATTATGAGGATGGTCCCCACCACCTTCTGTACGTTTCCTACTGGGCGATTGGTGATAAAGAAAAAAGTAAAGAGCATTACGAGAAAGCACTAGCTTTCAAACCAACCTACCCGAAATACGTTCACGATGGGAAGTTTTATCAAAAATAATTATAATAATATGAATAAACCAGATAAAATAATCATACATCACAGTGGAGGAACAAATGCTGACCCCCTAGCAGATACTTCTCATCACACATTTGAAATAATAGAAAACTATCACGTATCTAAAGGGTGGGGTGAGATTGGGTATAACTGGCTTATTGAAAAAGACGGTTCAATCCACAAAGGTCGAAGTGAAGAAGGATACGGAGCTCACACTCTCGGGCAGAATGGTAAATCTATTGGAATTTGTGTAGTAGGAAACTTTGATTTTTCTCTTCCTACGAAAAAACAGGAGGAATCTTTGGTAATTGTATATAAAGACATTCTTACTCGTTACCCAAACCTAAGAGGTCAAGTATTTCCTCACAGAGCTTTTTCAAATAAAAGTTGTTATGGAGACAAGCTGTCCGATGATTGGGCTAAAAACCTAGTTGAAGGTGAAGTTCCTGAAGTCCCTGATAACAAGTGTGAAGAAAAAACCGAAGAAATAAAAGAACTGAAGAAGAAGGTGGGCTTGCTAACAATGATATTAGAGTCGTTAGTGAAGCTGCTGACGAAGTTAAAATTAATGAAAAAATAAAATTATGAAAGAAAAAATAAAAGCATTATTTAGTAGTTTGAAGTTTTGGATTGTAACCCTAACCTTTGTTACTTTTGTCCTAGAAAGTATTGTAGAGGGAAATTACAACGCTATTTTTGATTCTGTGCAGGCATATCTAGCTACAGTAGCCACTATTGGAGCTCTTGATGGTATTGCTGAAAGGATTGGAGCAAGGAAATAATTGATTTAGCAGGAGAAAGAATATAGAATTAAATCAAGACATTACTAGAAAACTAAGAAAAAATCAAGATGTACCCACAAATAAACATAAAGCATAATATCGGGAACACTATCAACATCCCAAATCAGTTGGATGTGAAAACATCTACCTACTTGAGTAGTGATATTGCTTCTGGAGTTACAGCAGTGCCAGTGGATAATGCTATTGATTTTTCAGCTGATGACATAATGGTTCTCCTTTCTTCTGTAGGTGCAGAAAACTCTGAAATAGTAAAATCTACAGCTCACACAGCAACAGGTTTAACGACCTTAGAAACAACTCTAGCCCATAACCGAGGAGATATTGTTAGTGAAATAAAATACGACCAGATTTCAGTATTTAAAAGCTCAACAATAGATGGCACTTACACCCTGCTCGAAACAAAGACTTTCTACACAACTCAACAAAGCACAATCATCTACGATGCGGCAGGTTTGAAAACTGATTACTACAAAGTACAGTGGAAAAACTCAAACACATCAGATGTTTCAGACTTCTCTGCTCCAATGAGTGTTACTGCATATCCAACAAACTCTGTTGCTACAATCATCTACCCAGTGTTAAAAGCCATGGGAGTGCAAGAGAATGACACAAGAATCACAATTCCATTCTGTCTATCTGCAGTTGATGATGCTCGGAAATTCACAGAAGGAAAATTATTCGGTATCCGACATTCTTGGCAACAAGAATTTGAGTTTCCAATCAAGTTGCTTGCGGGAACAAACTATGTAGAACTTCCAGCAGACATTGATTTTTCTGACACAGACAGGTCTGTGCTTGCTGCAAGATTCCTACTAGGGAATGTTATGGCTCCATACAACATGAGGTACATAGACAAAAGAAATTGGAATCAAATCTCATACTCTGTTCAAGGGGGAATTAACCAGGCTCCTGTGGCGATTTCAGGAACAGAAATTACTCTCAACAACGTGGGAGATTTTCCAGACTCTGCATCTGGGGTTGCTTACGTTGCAACTGATGATTACGACCAAACAATTATGCAGATTGCATATACAGGTGTTGATGCTTCAACTAATAAATTGACGGGGGTGACTGGTGTTACAAGAGAAATTCCTGTAAACACGAGGGTCTGGTCGAGCCCTACAATTTCACAGCCAATTTATTACACTGTATATGATGGGAAAATGTTCTTTGACAGAATTATCCCTGACTCATTGCAGGGGAATAATGTCTACATCGACTACTACAAGAAAATTGAAGAAGTCGAAGACCTCTATCAAGTGCTCGGTGAGCACTATAGAGAAATTTACAAATGGTATCTACGCTATGCAATTAAGTATCGAAAAGATACTGATTTGCCGAGCAATGACCCGGATTTAGTAAAGTTTGAAGACCTGGTGCAAGCACTGGTGAATAACCTTTACACGGGACAAAACACCGGAATTATTACGAATTAATTAATCAAAATATTATGGCAAAAACAAACCCATTAATCCCAACAGTTGATATCCAGCAACAACAAGCTACTGGAGACCAACTTATTACTCTGGGAACAGTAGAAGGAACAGCACCTGCGGGGGCAACTTATGCAGGACTATTCGCACTTGAGTGTATTCTTCAAGATGTGGAAGGAGGAGGAATCTTCCAAAACACAGGAACTGTTGCTGTGCCAGCATGGACTGCACTAGCACCAGTAGGAACATTTAATACAGCT